GCCAGCAATCATCTGTGCTGCTGTTAATACCGCAGTACCTACATCAAGATCATCACCTGTTGCTGTTATTGTCGGGCCAGCTTTGCCGATTTGAAACGAGGATACGCTGGTGCCTTTGATATTGTGTACCGTAGCCACTTCTTATTCTTCTCCTGTCATATTATGTCTGCAACATGGGGTTACAGTCAGGGATTTTATAACAGTATTTATCTAAAAATTGTAAACTGTGAATACATTAGGCAAAGAAAAAGCCATCCGAAGATGACTTAGTTATTTCTATAAAATTAATACTCACTCAATTGAGCCTTAACGTCAAGTATCATACCTTTGTATTGCATGCCTGTAAAATAGTTAAGTCTATTACGCTATGTGGCAGTGGCCCCGTCTTATCTAGTATGCTAACGGGAAACATTTGTTGTCTCTATTAGTTAAGTCATTCTCTATAAATTTCCTGTATAATAAATACTCCTGCTTCAGTATTATTTATAATGATACTACATCTACGGGCGTTTGTCAAGGCAAAATAGCAGAGAATGTGATAAATAACACATATAACCAGGAATTAATAATGCCAAAAATCAGTTTATGGAAACCAGAACAAGGGAACGATTATAAGTATATTGATCGCATCGCTAAGGAATTTCTAAATCTTGGCGGTACTGGCGTATATGTTCACAAGTATATCGGCCCAACTGAGCAGATAGGCGATGATAACAAGAGCAATATTGGTGATGGTATAACAACTGACGAATTGACGATTGGTGATGTCCTGTTTCTAGAGAATCGTAATCGTAAATACGCACCAGACATTATTGAGATGCGTGGAGCATATACACTATCTGATACTGATTTTGACTTGACACAGTTTGGTATCTTCTTATCAGATGATACAATCTTTATGACATTCCACTTGAACGAGAATGTGGAACGCTTAGGTCGTAAGCTAATGAATGGTGATGTTCTTGAACTCCCACACTTGAGAGAGTATCATGGACTGGATGAAGAAAAGGCAGCAACCAATCGCTTCTATGTGGTTGAGGATGCATCACACAGCGCAGAAGGCTATGGCCCGCGTTGGCATTCACATCTATGGAGAGTACGTGCGAAGCAAATGCCAGCATCTACTGAGTATCAAGATATTCTTGATCGACTAGCAGGAGATGGTCAGACACTAGAATCATTGCCACCTGGCGATGATGATTGTTGTGATGAAACACTTGAAGATTCGCTAAGTAATAAAGATAAGCTGGATGAAATTACAGATGCTATCATTGAAGAGGCTGCAAAGAACGTAAGATGCGACCCACTTTGGTATGATGCATCAAATTTGTATATTACGATTGATCCAAATACACAAGAGCATCAGCTTATATGGTTTAAGACGGGCGATGGCATTCCACCAAATGGATTAACACTAGCTGGAAGTGGATCAACGTTCCCTGAAACATTAGTGGAGAATGACTACTGGTTACGCACAGACTTTGATAGTCCAGTGCTATACCAAAAGCAAGGGTCTACATTCAAGAAGATTGAAGTCGATCAATGCAAGTTACCGTGGACAGGAGCAAACCAATTGCTAGATACATTTATTGACAATGAGAGTACGAGTACGTTGGATGATGGCACAGTCATTACTCAACGACAAGCATTGAGTAAAGTGATAAAAGCTAAACCCACTGACTCACCACAAGAAGTACCAACAAACCCTAACGCACCATCGCTGGGTAACGAAGCTAACTTATTCGACCCAATCTTTGGCGAAGAATTTGACTAAGAGATAATACAATGGCAGATACAAAAAGAACAGAATCAGATTTAAAAAATAATATTTTTCCTGACAATCAAGCGGCAGGATCTATTACAGCACAGGACATACGCGACTTTGTAACTAGTGTTCCAGATTGGATTGCAACTTCTGGAGGTTGGGAGTTCGTCTTTGACGACGGAACAGGTGCTACAACACTAGCAGATGGTGTTCCACAACAACTTACAATTAATTCTAATCCAGCAGAAGAATTGCGTTATCCACCTGGCTTTGCAGGAATATGGGATCAGGCAAACGATAGACTTTTTCCTCCTTTTCTTAATGGTGCAGGTGTTCTTCGACTATCAATGTTTGGTGAGTTCACAGGTGGAACGGCACCCCATCTTGATTTAAAACTTGACGTTGGTAGTGATCCAATTGCTCCTGCTGGTGGTGGGACAGCAAGTAACATTATCTATACTGACTCACCAAACTTTGCAAAAGCTACTGGTGATCCGCAAGCATTCAACTTTATTATTCCATTGTTTATCGGTGGAGACTTTGCTGCAAACGGTGGAGTATTTATTATTAACTCACACGGCAACGATGTAGATATTTCTCAAATCACACTGACAGGAATTCGTATCTTTAACCCTATGCCAGGAGCTAGTGTACTTTAATATGTCAACATTCTTTTACGACGAACAGATCAGGCGATACATACTACAGTTTCTACGTATCTTCTCTGATTTCAGCATAGAACTAGCACCAGATGAAAATGGTGTGGTAGCTCAAAAGCGTGTGCCTATTGTTTATGGAGACATGAGCAGAATGGTAGCGCAGATTCTACGCAACAACGATCAGAATACTTCTATCGCTGCACCAATGTTCAGTGGATATATTCGTGCAGTAGAAATAGCGAATGATCGTCGCCAAGATCCTACTAACGTAAATCCAGTTCGCGCAATTGAACGTACATACAACGGTCAAACAGGCCTGTACGAAAACACAATGGGCAATCGCTATACTGTCGAGAGACACATGCCAGTACCAATCAACTTAACTATGGCACTTGACTTATGGACAACAAACACAACAGATAAGCTACAGCTATGGGAACAGATCATTCCAATATTCAATCCAGGAATTCAACTTCAAACAAATGACAATCCGTTGGATTGGGGGTCAATCACTGAGATTGAAATGACTGATATGAACTACTCTAATCGTGGTGTGCCAGCGGGCACAGACATTGCTAATGACTTCTCATCATTCACATTCAAAATGACTGCATGGATTAGTCCACCAGCCAAAGTTAAGCGTCAGTCCATTATCGAACAGATCGTTACGAATATCTATAACACTGACGTAAGTAACATAGACACAGATCGCATCTTCGATCCACTTGGTAGCGTGTTTGATGAACTAGATCAAGTCATTATATCTCCAGGGAACTATCGTATCGACGTAAGTCCTGTCACTTCTACAACTAGCAGAGTTGAACTATTGAACGAGTATGGTCAAACCGATACTACATTAGCATGGGAAGACTTGTTTGCTACGTATGGCAAAATTGATCCTGAAACCACGGTAATGACACTCAAGACTGAAGATGATATTGAAGAAACATTTGGTGATATACTTGGTTCATTAGAAGTCAGTGCCACCGAACAAAACATTGCAACGTTTGTTGTCGATGCTGATACATTGCCAACCACCATTGGTAGTGGGCCCGTCAATGACATAATCAATCCAATCACTAGCTTTCCAGGTGGTACATTACCAGCGGCGGCTGTTGGTCAACGCTATCTACTTCTGACTAACAATCAAGACTACGATGGTGAGCAATTGATTGCCCAAACAGGTAATGGATTGAATCCGTGGGGAGATATTGTGGCGTATGAGAACGACATCATTGAATACAATGGTACTAACTGGTTCGTTAGCTTTGACGCATCTACCATTAGTGTATCACAGTATGTAGTGAATCTTACAGACGCGCAGCATTACAGATTTGCTGACGATCAATGGGTATACACGTATCTAGCAACATATAATCCTGGCTACTGGCGCATTTCTATCAACTAAGAGTTAACTACGTAGATAAATACGTGTATGACTGACGAACAGAAAATTGCTGCAGGAGCTTTATTCATAACATCCTCCACCAACCGTGTCTTACTACAGATGCGAGCTTCATATAAATCAACACACCGAAGTGAATGGTCACTGTTTGGTGGCATGGCTAAGGATGGTGAGACTCCCAGCGATACTTTCGTAAGAGAGTGTACAGAAGAAATGGGTATGTTTCCAGAAATTAGTAAAATCTATCCATTCGATATATACGAATCTAGAGACAAGAACTTTCGTTACTACACGTTCATCTGTATTGTTGAAGATGAGTTCCAACCAATCATCAATAATGAATCATTAGGCTATGGTTGGTTTGATTTTGGAGTTTGGCCTAAGCCAATGCACATTGGCGCACGTAATAGCTTATGCAGTAAGAAAGCTACAGCACTATTAGAGATTATAGTTGGACAGCACTAGATTCCATTTGTTTTCGCCTGACTTCCATCATGTTAGTCGCCATCTCTGCGCATTCTTCGTGAGATGGTTTAGTTGGAAACGCATTCTCTCTGTAGTAGCCAGGATGCATTGTCCATCCAACTAGTGTGCAGAAGAAATCGTCCCAAACAACTTGTTCTTCTTTTGTGTATGTCATAGTATTTTCCTTTGTTATCGTGTGTATACGTTTATTTATGGATTATTAACAAATGGTCGGCGCGTTTCTTCCATGCTAGACCAACGATAGCCGCCGTTACCAATATCTACTTTCAACATATCAGTTAAGCCTAGTTGTCCTGCTTTTACTGTATAACTAGGATCAATTGTTAAGTAATCATCTATTACATATTGTCGCATGTTCATTACGTATGAACGTGGAGCAACTTCGAGGACATTACCACCACGAAATTCAGCCATCATGTAACGAGAGAGGCCGTGAAACTCTACAGGTAACGCAGGCAACAAACCTGGATCAAGTTCAGTAAAGATAAAGTGATTTGGATTGCCGTCTTGACTTTGATCTGGTGCGCCTGAACACCCACCGATAGCAACATCATTAATATAAGTAGCGAACTCCCATGCGCCTGTAAACTTTTCTACCCAACAATGACCAGGATGATGCTTACCAGCAATGAAACTGCCTTCCCGATCTGCGTCTGGGCCTCCAACTGGTAGTGTGCGTGGATAAACGCCGCCTGTACCCATACCAGCTAAATTCATTATTGGTCGTACAATAACATCTTGTGGAGTAAACCAAGTTCCAGCAGGACCACATTCGTAACCCATGCGTTCTGCTACTTGAAGTTTGTTAAAAATCCAACGATCAATGACTGGTGTTAAATGGTAAGCATCGCGTTCAAGTATGTATGGTGGTAGTGTAATCATTTTTTTTATTCCTAGTTGTCTGCTGAAATTGTTAAAGTCGCGCTGTCATCTGCACTTTCTGCGCCATCGGCACCGAGTTCAAATATAGCTGATGATGAATGGGAGGCAGGTGAACTTTTTGCAACAATTCTATGACCCCAAGTTCTTTCAGCGTCAATTGTGATCCAAATATCAGCAGCTTCGGCTGGGTTGTTATATGCAGTTCCTGTTTTGCTAACGGATGTATAGCGTACTTCAAAGTTAGCACCTATTGTCGATGGTTCGTTATCAGCCCATTCGCCTGCTTGTACGTCAGCATCAACTCCGTCATCTCGATGTACTAGTGTGCCGTCACTTTGAAAAACAGCGCGGCTAGTTACTAGGTTGCTGGTATCAGTAGATGCGAATGTATGGTTTGTTAATACTACGTTGCCACCAGTAGGTGCGGCTAGCATCACTGTACCCGCTGGAAACACCGAAAAGTTTCCACGTTGATATTTTGGCCCGACAAAGTGTTTCATGTGCTGTATTATCCATTGCTTTGGATCACCTTCGCCATTCCAATTCATCATTAGACAACAATATTCAAAATGAGATAAGTTCCAATTCTGTTTAAATCGAGTCTCTTTAAGGCGTTTACTATACGCGAACGGATACAAAAACATAGCAAACAAGTTATTAGGATCTATATCTGAAACTATTATTTTACTAGCCATTATGTTATTCCACTACCCCAAATGATATAGTTTGTAGTTGATTGTCGTGTGATAGATACTACACCCTGTGAAACTGTTACGCCACCAACTGTGTCAGTACCAGTATCGTCATAGAGTGTTGTGCCAGATCCTTCAGTAACCGTTATTACACCACTACCAGGACATATCATAGTAATCGTGGAGTAGAGCGGCCAGTTAGTTGTACTGGTGCTGTCCTCAAGCGTGATCGTGTCAGCGCCCCCATCGAAGTGATGCCCAATGTAGTTGTCTGCGAAGTTATTGGCCGTATTGAAGTTGAAGCTGCCGTTGACGTTGACGTTTCCAGCAGAAGTACCACCTGCTATGGCAACTACATAATCGTTGCCAGCATCATTTGTGAACATGAGTCTATTTGGTGCTTTGTTTTCAACCCAAACCTGGCCGTCACCACCTACATCTGCTGCTGATGATGCTTGTTCAGTTAAGAATAGTGACGATGTTACCTGTACACCTGTAGTAGTTGTTGCGATTTTTGCAGCGCCGTTGTAATAAACTGTTGTGGCGGCATTTGCAAGCCCTTCGACTACTCTATCTACGCCTGCTGCGTTCCAGAGTGTTATATTAACATCACCTGTAACATCTGTGTCGGCATCTGGATCGAAACTAAAACCTGGGCGAGGCGTGCCGCCAGCATCTTCAGCAGTAATAGTAAGTGGTGCTCCGTGTATCTCACTTCTGATATAAAATGTTGCGCCTGCTGCTGTATATCCTATTGCTGCGCGTTGTGTACCATTTTGATGTGCGAAGCTAAGGTTGCGAATTTCTGTATCAGTACTTGCATTACTGTATAGTGTTGCAACACCTGTAGTGTTTGCTGCTAATCTGAGAGTTGCAGCACTATCATACAAAGATGATGATAAACTTAAATCGTTACCTGTATCATCTGTGAACATCGGTGTATTTGGCGCAGTATCATGTATCCAAAACTGGCCGAGAGTTGCTATTGATGAACCGCTATCAGCTTGTTCCGACATGTTGATTGTGCCAGTTATTTGTACACCATCGGACATAGTCCATATATGACTAATGTTATTGTATTTTAGAGCTACGCCCGCATTACGAGTCATAGAAATCCAAGAGTCTTCAATAGCACCAGCAGCCGTTAGCTGATTGATACCACCAGAACCAGCCGTATCAACTGTCAAACCGATACCACCTGAATTTTCTAGTATCTCTATAGAACGTTGTATTGCTGATGCTGAAGTACCAACTGTAAGGTTTGTGCCATCAAAAGTAAAGTTAGCATCACCTTCAATATCAGTAGTGCCTGTCCATATTGCAATTCGATTGTCTACTGGGCCTGCACCAATCTCAGCAAATCCAGTAATAGAGTGAGTGTGACTAGAAGCTGAAATACCATTTGTCGTTGATGCAGTTAACGATCCAGGCGTACCCATTGTAACTGTGCCTGAAGTGGTGAAGTTAGTGAAGTCCATGCCGCTGCCGTTATTGACAGCGGTGACTGTACCGTTGTTATCTGCTGCCAATACACCTGATGTTGCTGTTAAGCCAGTGCCAGCTATTGCTGCCGCAAAATCAATGCCCGATTCTTTCGCAGCCGTACCAGTAACACCACCGTCCAAGAACAGCAAATAATCTGTTCCTGGCGCGTAGACAGCACCCGTCGCTTCACTTAGATCAACGTTAACTGTTATGTTGCCAGATGTAGTCACTGGACTACCACTTACATCAACCAGTGTGCCTGCCGTGATTCCTATAGACGTTACCGTGCCGCTTCCACCGCCGCCTTGCGAGAACCACTGTACGTCAATGTTTAGTATGCCTGATGGAAGTAGGCCACTATGAATAACAGTAACAGGAACTGTCCACCAGCCAACATTGTCAGTTGGCGCGCCGTTAACTGATACAACTAAGTATTCGTCAGGGTCTACTTCCGCACCCAAAGTAATTATATCGCCATCAGCAAGATTGTCAAGAACACGACCGCCATCTAAACTATTATCAGATGTGTCATTTATAAATAAGCTAGTAACAGATGCCATTGTTGCATTATTATAGCGTATAGTTCCAGCGCCTGGGTCACCTGATGTTATAGTTGCACTAAAGTTGTAACGTAATTTTGGTTGACCAGCTTCTAAGTCAGCAATTGTTAATACTCGTTCTGTTCCTGCTGTGCCAGATGATAAGTCATTGTCGATTGCCCAGCCGCCTGCTGTGCCGCTTGCTGTATTAGCAATGGGCGAACCACTATAATAGAATGTAGCTCCTATGTTTGCTGCGCTGTATGTTAGGTTACTGCCAACACGAAATTGTAATAGTGATGACGTTGTGCCTGATCTAGTCATTGTAATTGGAGATTGAACTGGCACAGTTGGTGCGGCATCTGATGCTGTACTAATAGTAAAGTCATCGCCGTCTGCACGCATGATCCAATTGCCTTCCTCTGCTGTAGCACCTGTTTCTCTAACATATACACTTGCCGCAGCACTAGTGGCTACAATATCGCCTGCTGTTAGTGTACTGCCATCCCAACTAAATGTAGCGTCACTATCAATATCTGTTGCTGTTGTAAATACTGCAACTTCGTTAACAAGTGGCGAACCAGATGATGTTACTGTTCCTGAACCGCCTGTTACAGATAGATCAACAGTTGAGCCATTTAAGCGAGCGTTAAACGCACCAGCAGCCGTAACCCAAACATCGCCGTCAACTGGTGCTGATGGTGCTGCAACGGCTTCTGCAATGTTTATTCCTGCGAGAGATGTTGTAGACGCAGGTGTCGATACTGGCTGCGTAAAGCCAATTGATGCTGCATCTGTTTCGATAGCACTTGTTCTAGCGTTAAATCTTATTCCCATTTCTTACTCCGTGTTTAGTAGCTCTACGCTTACTTTCCAATCAATATTATGTGCTGCTTCGCCAGTTACATCAACTGTTAAGTTGCCTGTGGCTACACCTACAGTAACTACCCAGCCACTTGCACCTGCATCGTCTGTTCTATCAACAATATTGCTGCCTACTAGTGCTGCTGTGCCTGATGGGTTGCGAACAGCACCGAAGATGCTTTCAAACACTGTATCTTGTGTGCTATCATGCGTGCCGACAATGTTTATTCTAAAGCCAGCCGCTGTG